AAATTTTCTCTTACACGGTTAAATAGATCTAAATCCTCTGTCTTTAATAGAAGCTTACGCGTAGATGGGTTATAATCGAAAGTTAACATTAATATTGCTCCATTTTATTCATATCGATAACGTTTTTGATCTCCCAATGCATGTTACTAAGAATCTTTTCTACCTTTTCCAAATATTCTATAATAGTATCTTGTTCTTTTATACTATTATTAAGTTTTACTACTGATTCATATCTCTCTGCGGCAGATTCTGCAGATGTTAGATTGATACGGACAGGAGAATCTTCAATTACCTTCTTAACTAGATCCTTTTTAAGATTGCGCTTTTCGGAAATAAGATCATTTCTCTTAATTTTAGCTTCCACTAGCCGCCCTACCCAAAAATGCTTACGAGCCGGGAGTCTTTGCTGTTGCTGTTTAAGGTTTAAATCATTGAGTACTAGATCTTCTCCGATCTCTTCCATATACTTCTTTAGCAATTTCACATTATTATTATAAATATAATTATAATGGAATCAAGTGGTAAATTTCAGCGGCTATTTTTTAAGATGTTAAAAGAGGATATGGGTGCGGGTGTTGGTGGTGCTTTAGGTACAGGGAGTGGATTTGATCCTGGTGCAGGGGAGATAGATTCTTCTGATTGGTATGCCCCAGGTGATGCAAGAATTCCTAAAGTATTAGGGAAGGGTAAGGTTCAAACACGTAAAGGTTCCACCGGTGGTAAAAAGAAGAAAAAAAAGAAGAAGGCTGAGGAAGATGAAGAGGAAAAAAACATGGAAAACTTTAAAACATATTACCAGGTTAATGAAATTTGGGATAAGGCTAAGAAAGCGGCTTCGACCGTGGCCAATCTCCCGGGAAAGGCTATTGATGCGGCTGTTGGTGCTACCGGTGATTTAGCTGTACCTAATATTAAAAACATTACAACGTTTGAAGACTTAAACAAGATGATTAGTGGTATAATTACTAAGGCTAGGGTTGGAGAGGTTGCAGACATGGCGATTGGTGTTGCGGTCGACCAGGTGATAGGTATGATCCCGTTTGCAGGCAATATTAAGTCGGGACTTGATCTTTTAAAGAAAGCTTCTAAGCAGCCGGATGGAAATGATACTGGATCTTTTATTGATAAATTAGATGTAGATGATAACCTATCAAAGATTGTGGATGATCCTATAGAGGGAAATTTTTTAAAGCATATCCAAAAGGTAATTGAAGGTAAAAAAGGTCCTATCCCACCGGATTGGGATATTAATATGGAGCTTAAGCAGTATCTGGCAAACGAGTTTGGAGGTCGTACTGTGGCAGGGTCAGAGGAAGACAAGCCGGTAGCAGATCCTCATTTAAAAGCGATAAAATAGAAGACGTTTGAGTGATTTAGGACATTGGGAGGGGATCCTCGAAGAAGGTCCAGACTTGCCTTATGGTTTCATTTATAAGATAACAAATCTTACTAATAACAAGAAGTATATTGGTAAGAAGCAGTGTAAGTCTATTAGAAAGCGGCCTCCTTTAAAGGGTAAAAAGAATAAGCGCCGGCATGAGGTAGAAACTGACTGGAAAACGTATACATCCTCGTCGAATCAGCTTAATAATGATCTAGATTGCATAGGAATTGATAAATTTAAGTTTGAAATCCTAAGATGGTGTGATTCAAAGTGGGAGTTGAGTTATCACGAAGCTAAGCTACAATTTGATGAAGAAGTATTGTTAAAAGATGACTACTATAATGGAATCATCAACCTTAGAATCGGTAAACGACGAAAGTAGCCATCTCTATGTATCGGCGGTTCATAAAACGATTGTAAATCTTAATTACTTCTTAGATAAATCATTTAAAGAGTATAGCTACCATTTAGTAGAGAATGATTTAAAGCTAAAGCGACATGATAAAAACAAGCTTGGTATTCATTTTATATTAAAACAAATAATTGAAGCAGTTAAGATTGATAAAGAGCATAAAAAACTGTTTTATTACAAGACAGATGACAAGGTAATTGAATATCAGCTCGTAAAACGTATCTTTAACACATTACCTAGTATAATTAATTATGGTGAGATTGGATTTAAGGAGTTTATTAAGGAGTATGACTATCAAGTGTGGAAAAAACCTACAGAGTCACAATTATCCTTTCAGAATTTTCGTAACTTTCTTAAAAGGTATGATTTAAAGCACTTAGAGAAGGAGTTTCTTGCTGATGTAAATATAAAACTCTCACTGCTTCCATAAATATATACATGAATAGGTTTCTTGAATTGGTAGAAGAAAGCAATCCCGAAAAAGATATTGACACTCTTACAGATGCCAAAAGATCTTTACAGCGGCTTTTATTAAAAAGTAAAATTGAAGCGCATGGAAAGGCTTTTGAAGATATATTACGTGTAAGACTAGATGACGGGCGAGTGGTTGAGCTAGAGGTTAAAGATGTTCAACACCCGGTAGAGGATCAAGAGGATGATGTAAATGCTGATGCTGCGATACAAGCAGCTGCGGCTGCTGACCCGGATGGTCCAGCTGGTCAAGCTGTTGAAGATCGCAATAAAAAAGTAGAATCAAAATTAAAAGAATATGAACAAACTACTCGTGGAATATAATGAAAACATTAAAATTAATTAAACAATATAAGCGTCTCTTAGAGCAGGACGAAGTCGAAGAGGTAGAAGTAGATGTCGAAGCTGATGCTACTAATGTTGAGGATATTCCACCGGAGCCTGAAGGTATATCCTCAGAAGGTGAGATTTATATTGCTAAGTTGTTAACTAATGCATTTATATGGGCGCCTAGTCCACAGGATATTAATATTGCTAACCAGGTTAACCAGCAATTTGGTGAAACAGATCCAAGAAAGGTCATTGAGACCATTGAAAGGTTAATTGAATTCACTGATGAAGGTCTTGAACAGGAACTTGGCGATTTAGACGCCCATTAATCATGCAGTGGTCACTAGAGGACATTTATAAAAAGCAGGTACGTGGTAATATTCCACCGCGTAAACATCTTAATGTGTTAGGTGAGGGTACCTCGGAGGAGCATAACATTAACAAAAGAAATGATGTAGGCTACAGAGATCCAAAAACAGGAAAGTGGCGGTTTGCGCGCGCTTCTAATGCGTTTATTAAAGATATAATGGAACCGAATTTTAAGTATACAGAATCTTCATCTTATCTTAAAAGGGTACTAGAGCACGGAAAGAAAGCAAATGTGTTTGAAGAAACTGATACAATTAATAGTGATAGAGTTCAGAAAATATATGATTATTTAACTAGAGGTCTTGATCGAGGTAAGGTTAATTCAATAGTAAGTGAGTTTCCTAAAACAGAGTTACAGCGCAGTCTACTAGCAAGACTAGAAAGTGCTCAGGGATTTAATTTTTATGAACTAATTAATGGTAAATTAGGTACTAATTATGAACACGATCCCGGGGTAATATATATGTCACCAGCTGGTGAAGAAAAAAGGCAGCGGGGAGCTTCTGGGCCTGGTGAGGCTCTTTTAGCTTTTTTATTCAACGGGCAAAAGCCTCAGGTGGGTGATTTGGATTTAGGTGGTATAGGTATAGAATTAAAAAAAGATGAAGGCCGTATAGGTAAGGGTATAAAATCCCATAAAGTAAAGGAAATGGCTAAGCTTTTTGTTCCTCGTGGAGCAGGGAAGGCTAAAGGAGCAGGTAATTTAAGCCCGGATTTAGATGAAAAAGAAAGAGAGCGTATTCTAGAAATGAATTTAGGAGATTTTTTACAAACCTATAGTGGTACTGACGTTAACCCGGAGGGATTTAACAATATTACTGTTGGGCAGTGGTTTAATGATCACTCGAGTATTTTCGGAAATAATAAAGTATCAAACTATAATAGTATAATACCTCTCGTGGGCGCTTTACAAATGAAGGATTATTTTACTAAAGTAGATCCGTTTCATTATTTAGCAATATACCATGATCAGGGTCTAATGGCTGGATTTACAAGAGAATTTGTTGAGCAGAACGATATATTACAAATAATTAATCATCTTCAAGGTAAAGGTATAGGGTTTAAGCCTAATAATGACGCGAATGGGTATCAACTAAAATTAAATAAATAGTTATGAAGAATTTTAAACTATATTTCGAGCATTACTTAGAGCTCCTTGAAGAAGGTAAGGCTAATACACATCTAACACACCTAGAAGAGCTCATTCTTACTAGAGGTAAGGGTGGTTATGACCAAGCTAAGGGCTTTTTAACTAATTTACTCGGTCATTTACAGGGAAAGAGTAAGAGGAAGATTGGTACTACGGTAAAATGGGATGGAGCCCCTGCTATTTTTGTTGGAAAACATCCCGATAACGGTAAATTCTTTGTTGGTACCAAGTCTATCTTTAATAAAGAGCCTAAAATTAACTATACTGAACAAGATGTAGAGGTTAATCACGGACATGCACCTGGTTTAGCGGATAAACTTAAAAAAGCTTTAAAAAATTTACGTAAGCTAGGTATTAAGAACATAATGCAGGGAGATTTTATGTTTGATTCATCTTCGGTTAAGAAAGAGAACATAGACGGTGAGGTACATTATACCTTTCAACCAAATACTATTAAGTATGCAGTAGAAGCTGATTCAGATCTTGGTAGAAAGATAGCTAATTCAGTGTTTGGTATCATT